CTACCCTGATACAATATCGCATCACCACTAGACATAAGAAATAAAGCATAATCATCTACTCCATCACCTCCATCTAAATTCCAAGTCTGCATCGTTACTAAATCTCCTCCAAATTGAGCAACCCTGGAAAGCTGAAACTTAGTAAATGTCCCTCCAATTGCATTAGTTGCTCCATACCAAAAATCTTGCGTATTAGAATCCCAAGCATAAACTCTATTTTTATGAACATTCACCCCATTTAAATTACTAGGTGTTAAGTGACTACCGTGGATAGTGCTATTAGAAATTGTAGAGCCATCATATGTTAATGGCGTGTCCGCACCATTAACCATTAACATATTGCCGTTAAAATTAATATATTGCCATCTAGCGTTAGATTGACCTGTCTTTAAATTAGATATACTTGCGGGATTAGTTATATCATTAATCTCATCTGAATTAGCACATAAAAATTTTCTTGTAGCACCTGCATTAAATTCCATTAATGTTTCTACATTACCAGTTAATCCTGTAGCATATGAAGAAAAACCTTTTCTAGTTGATACAGACCCCTGCCCTGGAAACCAATTTTCCATTAAAATCGCATCTGTTGCTTCCATCCCACTCTCAGCATCACGAGTGTTTAAACCTCCTACCGGAGAAGTAACATTAACACGAGCAGCAGTCCCCTGCCTCTCTTGTACTACTCCTTTATATTGTCTATCAACTAAAAAAACCATATTAAGACGGTGTTGGTACTACTTCCGGATAAGCTCTAATAACATTATCATCATCAAGTGATGTAAAATGTCTTATAGTCTTCTTAGAGCCATTAATTGCTATTCTTTCCCCCAAAGCTTCATTAGCTATTCTTAACTCCTCTTCGTAAGTGCGCCCTTGTATTTTTAACAATCTCCAAGTTGCGTCTAATCTTACTAAATGAGCATCAATTACAGGAACATCAGTATCAGCTTCCCAGCCTGTTTGACCAGTTCCACCAGAATCGTTTACAATTAAATTAGATATATATTCATATACAAAACTCTCCACAGCTAAAGGAATAGGATACAATAAAATTTCATTATCCCTTATTCTATAATAATCAAAAGCAGCAGTACCATTTAATGTACCGTTCTTTAAAACCATCCATTCTTGGGGAGACTGCGCCCCTATAACTTTTCTACTTTGAGTCGAATTCCAAAAAGTATTATTAATAAATCTATCAAAATCACTTGCTAAAGCATAACCTTCTGTAGACGCAACAGTAGTTACAGTCCCTTCTTTCATTAACTCTTGCCAATCATTAGACCTTGAAAGCTCTGTTATAGATACCGTTAACGCCTGTAAAGCCTGTTTAGCTGTTGAATCAGTATTGCCAATAATAGCTAAAGGAACAGAGGCGTTTTTAGTTTCTTCTAAAATATCTTGAGCAAGAGTTAATAAAGTCATTAGTCTTCTTTAACCTCCAATTTAGATTCTTCTAATTTTACTGGCTTAAATTTCTTTGCTTCTTTTTTAGCAACTTTCTTAGCTTCTAAAGCCTCAATCTTAGCTTCTAATTCTAACTCTTTTAATCTAGCTTCTTTATTATCTATAGAAACAAGATTCTTAGCAGCTATATATTTCCCGTAAGCTTCTGCATATAATTTAGTTTCATCAACATAATGGACTTCGCCATAACGATTAATATGTTTTCTTTCTCCCGCCTTCCTATCAATAACAGAATGCTTGTCATTTCCATTTACTATATTTACAAAAAGAACAGTCTCTTTCTTAACGTCATATACGCCAGTTCCTTTGTTCTTAACTTTCTTTTCAACAACCTTATCATAAAAACCAATTAATAACTTTCCTTTGGCAACTATATTATGATTTTCTAAAGCAACTAAATTTGTCATTTTCTTTTCTTAAAAATTAATAAAAGGAGGGGTGAAACACCCCCCCATAAAAGCATTAAGCAGCTTCTCCATTATCAACAAATGGATTTCTGATATCAGCTTCAGCAAGTCCAGTAGATGGAGTATCAAGAGCAGACGCAGTTTGAGCATACCCTTTAATTCTATCACCAGCTACTACAGCATCATCAAGAGAACCAGCAGTTGCAGTTAGATATAAGCTTGCATTGTCAGCTAATGAAGCTAGACCTTTAATCACAGCTTTACCTGTAATTTGGTACCAACCGAACTCACTAGCAACACTTGCAGACATAGCTACAGCCAAGTAACCAACGTCATTAGCAACTGCTAAAGATGTTGAGAAGTCATCTTGATCTATAAGAACAACGCTTCCCACAACAGTAGAAGCAACTCCTTTTAGATAAATGAATTCACCAACACCGTAGTCAGTAGACGCACGATCTTTAGCTTGAACAACAGTTCCTAAAGGAACGTTCTCAATTGTAGAGTTTTCATCAATTGCTTGATTATAAACTCCTGGGTTTTGAATAACAAAATCAGACATGTTTTTTACCTATATATAAATTAATTATGCTATCATCACTCCGTGAACACGGCTGTTATCAACAGTCATGTTTCCAGTGAAAGTAAGTGGAGTAACCCAAACACCCTGATTTACAGGACGAGTAGTTTCACCAACTTCAAATAAATCACCTAAGTGCTTTAAAAAGATGTGAGATGAATTAATAAAATACATACGAGTATTAGCACATTCTGGATCATAGAAAACTGTAGCCCCTTTATAAGCTAAAGCATTAAATCCTAGTTTACCCATAGATGTATCATTTAATCTTTGGATAGTCTGTAAAGAATCCTCATAGAAACCAAAGTAACTTTCACCAGCTGCAATAACATCTGGTAATTCACCTTGCTGAACCTGACAACGAGAATACAAAGTATTCATTGCGTTCTGAATTGTAGTAGCAGATGCAGTTACAGATTCCACTGAGAAATCCCATAATTGGTTTCTCCAAAAAGTGTAAGATGCTCTGTTAATACCACCAACAGTTCCAGTAGTTGGATCATCAGCTATTAAAAGCTGTAAACCTCCTATATCTAGACCTCCAGTTCCAGTTCCATCACCATAAATATCAGTTCCGATTTTATTTTTTAAAGAAGATTCTAAAACTTTCTTCTTCTCTAACAATAAAGAAACTAAACGCTCTTGTCCTGCATTTTGCTTCATCTCTAAATTAGACATAGTAAAAGTACCAGTCACAATCTTCTGAGCAAATTCAGCAGTTGTAAGAACATCTTGAGGTGTAATATCATAATTATCATACTCACCTTGAGACTGTACAGTTCCATTAGATGCATAAGATAGTTTATGTTGAAAAGAAGCACCTCCGCTTTCTTTTACGATATTCCCTTTTTCCTTCATTTTAACTAGAAGGGGGTGATTGTTAATTACATTATCGGTGATTTCCTTTTTGAAGCCATCAAGTGTAGTGGTCAATAATTGACCTACTTTTGAATTAGGATTTGCCATTTTAATTACCTATTAATTTTATTAAACAGGCACTAGATCATCCGTAAAATTGAGAAACTGCATCAACAGTAGATTTATAAGGATCACTAACTTTAGCTTTAAGGCTAGTAGACTTCGGAGCAATTTTGTTTAATTTCTTAGCTTTTACAACCTCCGCTTTTCTTTTAGCCTCAGCTTTACTTAAAATATCCGCTTCATACTGACTTCTTAGTTCATGATCTGAATAAACTGCTGCGTTATAAGCTTCTTCATAAGTCATAGATGAGTTTAAAATCAACTCACCCATCTTTGCGCCAACTCTTGCAACATGAGGATATTTCAAGTTTCCATTTTCGTCCTTAGCATTAACAAAAGCAACAGCATCCTCTTGGACCCGCTCCCTTTGCTTTCTCTCGAGTTCTTCTTCTCTAAGTTTTACTTTTTGTTCTAATGCTTCTAAACGCTTATCTCTTGCTATCTCCTCTTCTGTACGGTAGTCATCATCGTCAATTAGACTATCATCCTTTTGAGCAGTCGGCTCATCTATAAGCTCATTTAAGTTTACCTTAGCACCATTGGCCAAGGTTCTTATTGCTTCTTTAGCATCTTTAGCAAACAAAGCTTCTAATTGCTCATATTGCTCTAATTTGACACTATTCTGCTTTTTTTGATCTCCAAGCTCAGACATTTTACGATCAATTGCTGCACGCTGTTTCTTGCCTGCATCAATAATCTTTTGTCTAAGTTCTTGATCTTCTATAGATTTAGCGAGGTCTTTATACTCTGGAACAAAGCCGCTAAGCTCCTTATCCAGATCTTCGACCTCCCCCTCTATTTCTGGCTTTGACTCAACATCCGCATCTTCTACGGTTTTATTAGTTGACTCCTCAGCCCTTATCTCGTCTTCTACCTCATCAGATTTTGCATTTTCTACAACTACTTGCTCATCAGATTCTATTGTAGTTTCTTCTACAGCCTCTGGCTCACTTTCATTAAAACTGTCTACATAGTCTTTGACAACTGATTCAATAGATGATTGCTCCCTCAAGCTCTCTTCTTCTCTCATAGCTATTAAATTAAATTAATAACCCCCTTAATTCTTATATATTCTAGTAATACGTGTATGTCAAGTAATTAGAAATCTTCCACTCAACGAATAGAAACTAAAACAAACTTTTACCTAAAAAAAGAAATAATTCCCTTGCCTGTTTTTAGAAATTTTTGTAAGAAAAAAAATGCAAGAACAATTGTCATAACTTTTTTATTCCTTTGAAACAAAAAAACCTTCTGCCTGTGCTTGTTCTTTAGTGATTAATCCACTTGGTAACTTTTCGATTGGGCAACGACTATCAACAGCAGCACAAACCCTTAAATCATTGCCTTGAATATTCTCTGGCATTCCATATACATCTAGATCAAATGTAGCGGTATTGTGTGGGTGTGGGTAAGTATACCTAAAAGTACCTTGAGAATTATTTGTGGAAAACCCTAAAATATAATTTACAGTACCTACAGCAGGATTTCCATTTTTACCTTGCCAATTATAAAACTGCTCTAAATTATCAAATATTTTGTAACCTATAATCATTAAATACCCCATTTTTTAGATAAATAATCATATATCATCTTAACTTCTGTAGCTGATAAACTCTTATTGAAAACTAAAAACTCCCCCATTTCACCTTTCCAGCCTTGGTCAGCACCTAACCATCTACCGATTCCAATATCATTTGCTGTACTTCCGATACCCGAAGCCGTCAAGTTTATAGAAGTCAAACTAACATTATTAATAAATAATTCCATCGGTGAACCTGTTCCGCTGCCAGTTTTCCTAAGCATAGTTACAAAAGGACCAGCCCCAGGTGCAGAGAAATTGCTATCTGCAAAAAATCCGCCTGATGTTTCTATTCCTATAGTGTTTAAAAAGCCATGCTGGCCTACTGTCCACCAACTACCAGAACCAGGTCCAAATCTAGTTCCAATTATTCCTCTGTATTTCGCAAACCCTACTGCCCCGTCGGCATCCATTTGTGCAACTACAAATACCGTAAAATCATCTGCTGTCCAGTCTATGCCAAATGAAGGCGCATACATCCATTCATTAACACCATTAATATTTATACCGTCTAAATTATTTATAGAGTTAGCTAAAAATGTCGGTTGGTCAACGGATGTAGGTTGAGAAAAATTATTTCCATTGCCGCTTTTGTCATCCCATTGAGAGAGTTTAGGAGATGTGCCATAGGTAAAAGTAGTAGAATCACCTGAATCTAGCCATAATTTAAGATTGGAAGAGTAAAGCAAAGGATCTCCCATATTATTACAAGAATCCCAATTATTAAACCCTAAATTAACAGCAAATTCATTTAGTAAAGCATTAATATTATTCTGAGAACTACCCAAATAATCCTTTAAATAATTAATTGCGTCACCATTCCAAGTGTTATCACCACCAGAAACAAGCTGAAACATATTTTGCATAGCTTCGTTGTAAGTCTTACCTTTTTGGGCAGTAAAATTTAAAGCTGATATAAACTTACTTTCTTGATTTGTAGCCATTACCAGTCCTTAATAATTTTACCATTAGCTTTAAGATGGTTCTCATAAGATGCTTTAGTAGTATGAACCGAATCATCTATCACACTCTTAATCCCTCCGTACTTATCGATATAACCATCCATAGTAAGATCCTCACCACCAGCAGGCATTTTTCTATTACTTTTAAAAGTAGAAGAATGACCAACAGGAACCCATTCATACATACCTTCCATATTTTTAACTAATCTAGATCTCATACTAAATTACTCTGTCTTATTAAGTTAGTAACATTCTCTGTCGCATCTTGTACAAACTCAGTTGCAATTTGTGCCCTTCTATCCTCAGCTTTATTCACATCTTCAAATTCAAGATTGTCTTCAAACTGTTGTTGCTTAGATAAAACTTGAGCCTTCTTCACATCAACCTCTTGTTGCTTGATATCAACTTCCTTAACTTTAAGCTGTAATTCTTGATCTTTTCTAGTGTTCTCAGCCACTAAAGCTTGTTCTTCTACTGATGGCTGCTCAGGCTCAGGATTAACCTCCTCTTCCGCTAGTAAATACTCTTCTAAATTACGACCAACCTTGAAAGGCTTCATAATAAAAGAAAGCATCTCTCTTCCTGCTACTGGCTGTATTATACCAGTTTGTACAAGTGGAGCTATATTAGTAGCAAATTGACTTACAACCTGCGTAAATTCCAATCTATCTTGCTTTTCTTGGCTTTGATCAATTCTTGCTGTACTCTCTGTCTCAATATCAATAGAAAAATCACGCAACTTATCATCTTGCATAATATCCTCTATTGCCTGCAATTCATCAGGAGTTACCGCATAACCTTTAAGCTTGTTAATAGGGTCTTCTAATGAATTCTTAACAAACTGATCAGCAGCTTCCTGTAATTGAACTAACTCTTGCTCTCTTTGCTCAGGTGTCTTCTGCTCTAACGCTAATTGCTCTTCCTCAGTTTGTGGGGTAACAGCTCTTTGTATAAGAACGTTAGCTTCTCTTCTTGCATTCGCCTCTATAGACTCAAGATCAACCACCTCTAATCCAGTTAACTTAGCCAACTCTTCAATGGAAAAATTCTCTGCAATTAACTCAGAGAACAACCTTATAACATCACGCACCATTATCTCATTCTCACGCTGTAAAGGCTGTATTCTACTTATAGCAAAATTACCCTTTAATTGTTGTGCAGTTGCAGTTTCAGAAGCAAAACTTGTTCCTCTTACAATATCAGAAAGGCCAGTAATATCGCGAATATTATTAATAATTTGTGTTTTTTGCTCATATAATTGCCTAATTGTAGTTATTATTTCAACTAGCGGCTTATTAAAAATAGCATCTTTAATATTAGCCCCTGTTCCTGTTAGCTCTAATGGTGTATATTCTCCATCAGCTCCATTAAATAAATTATCAACATCCTGACTGTTCATAAAAGAAGCATAAACACCAGTTGCCTTACATTGCTCAATTAAAGACTTAATCCTTACATCAACCATATTAAGCTCTTCAGCTTGAGACTTATACATTCTATACAAAGGTATAGGAATTAAACTGTCCGTAGTATCATCAGAACCCAAAGGCTTAGGAATAGGAAAAAATCCTTCTAAATTATAAGGATCTTCATCATCACTTAGTAATTTACCATTTAATCCAGGTGTTAAGAATATAACTCTCTTGTTAATCTTATCCCATATCTCCCACACTTCAGCTACTTTCAATAAGTCATCATCTAATAAAGATGAGTTTTTATTCTCATTCTCAAGTAACGTCATATCAAGAGTCACGTCTTTTCCAACGTCTCCGAACTGCTCTACTAATTCTTCTCTAGTTTTCTTATGTCTAAATGCTACCCAACGAACATCCTTCCAATCCGTAGCAGGAGACCACAAAACATTCTCCCAGTTTACGTATTCTACCCTTATTCTTTTAGCATCGATATTCTCTACATCAACTTCTTCACCTTCGTCACTCTTTTCCTTGGTAGTTACAATATCAGTCTCCATTATAACACGACAAATACCACGCCCTACAACTAAACGATCTTGACTTGCTTTCTTAAATTCAGTTTCTGCCCCTTCCTTTTCTAGGAAGTAATTAATATTCCTCTCTAATGTTTCGGATAATATCCTTGCT